GCTTCACTGCTCTCCTACTCCACTCGGAAGACGGACTCAACATCTCCGTAGCGGAGGCCGACAACACGGTAGCAGCGACGCTGCCGTACTCGACCTACGCATCGCTCCTTGCAGCAGCGGCCTACACCAAGGCCACCGCGTATTCCATCCGATCGTACGTTACACCAGCGGTCGAGGAGCTGCACGGGGTGGACGAGAAGGACGCACGTCTCATCGTGTCCAAGCTCATGGCGCGGTACCTGAATGTTCACAGCAAGCAGGTCCTGCCCGTGGTCAATCTCGCGCCACTCCCGAACCAGGAGCTGAGGATGCCCGCGTCATACGATGACGACGAGAGCAAGCCTCTAGTCACCCCCTTCATGCCGGCGTTTATTCAAGGCGAGTCTGTCACTCACCTGTCTAGCCCGGAAGTCGAGGAGGACTGCGTAGCGGAGCGCATTATGGGCCCGCAACGCACCGTCAGGCGCCTGCCTGTGACCGACGTTCTCACCGGGATGATCACGGACTTCGTGTCCGCGGTCGTACCGGTCGGGGGCATCGGGCACCCGCTGGACGAAGACGAGGTGCGCGAACGCATGACGCGGCGCGCACAGATCATGGGTGTCGACGAAGCATCCGAGATCGGCGCCGAGCGCGGGGGGACGAGTATGTTCCTGAAGCGCGAGGCGAGTGGGGTGGACAAGGCTGGTAGGGCTATTACAACGAACCCGACCATTCTGAAGCTGGACTGGAGCGCTTACTGCGTCGCACTCTCGGACTTTGTCAAGAACGAGAGCGTGATTCGCGACTGCTACGGCTTCCGGAAACCGATGGACGTCGCCCAACGCGTGGCGGAAGTCTGTCAGAGCAGCAACGGTGTGTGGTGCAACGACTGGTCGAAATACGACGCTCATGTGAGCGGTGTGATCCGGCTGTTCGAACGTGCGCTCACCTTCGCGGCATTTCCGGACCACACCGCTGACCTGCGGCGCATTTTCCTCCGCAAGGCGGGGTTGCGTGCGCGGGGCACGTTCGGGACGCGGTACTACGCTGGCGACGCGCGCAACAGCGGCGACAGCGAGACATCGATCTTCAACACGCTGGCTAACATTTTCAGCCAGTACGTAGCGAAGCGCTGCGAGCGCAGACAGGACGGCGGCTTCTACTCCCATTCGGAGGCTATGGAGTGGCTGTTGCTGCATGTGCTGGCGGCGGGCGACGATTCGCTCGTGGGTGACATTGAGAAGGCGTCCATGGACAAGATGGTGCGCATGGTAGGGGGCAAGCTGACGTACGACTTCATTCCGAAGGGCGAGCGCGGTGTCAACTTCCTCGCGCGCTACTACTCCCCAGACGTGCACTACGGTGACCCCGCGAGCATGTGCGACGTCCGCCGCACGCTGAAGAACTTTAACCTCAGCGTGCCGCTTCCGCAGGGCGTGTTGCCCTGGCACAAGGCCAGGCAGCGCGCAGTGGGTTTGAGCCTCACGGACGGTAACACGCCGCTCGTGGGGGTGTTGTCCGCCAAGATCCTCGAGGTCACAACCGAGGACTCGGTCCGCGCCGCGCAGTGCCATACGCTGCAAAGCTATTGGTCGCGGCAGGCGGGCCCTGACGGGCAGTTCCCCAACGAGTATGGTGAGTGGATGGACGCTGAGATCGAAGTGATGCTGGCCGACTACGACACGACCGGGTTTTGCGCCTGGGTGCACGCAGCGGCTGACATCGACGCTATCTTGAGTCCGCCCGCCTTCATGGAGGCCCCGGTTTACGACGAGCTGAAGCCGCGGACCGAAATCTCACTGGTGGACGGTGACATCATCATCCCCGGTCCGGAACACGTTCCGGACCTCACGCCTCTCGAGGAGCCAATCATGGCGCCTGAGGAGGCAGTTGACCTGGCCACGGACCTGGCACGCGAAGTAGGAGCGCGTGACGGGCATCGCGCCAAGCCGACAGGCAGTGGCGCACGCGGAACATCGCGGCGCCAGAGTGGAGACAGCAGACCCAAGAGACCGGTGCGCGCCAAGCCGCCGCCCTCCGAAGGGTCTGCGAAAGAGGTCTCAGAGCCGAACTCCCGCCAGCGCCGTAAGGCGCGTCGGGCGGAACTCGGCGGCGCGCCAGAATCCTAGGCGCGTGGTGGGCAGTGCCCACCGGCGGTACAACACAATCCCAGTTGTGGGATCTGTTCAAATGTGTTGTGTCGAGGTAATGCGACAGAAGTGATATGGCCGGCCCGCTTGGGGGTCGGCCTTGTTTTAAATAACCAATCAACTACAACAAGCGAAACTACCGAAATGGTAAAGCTCTCAAAACGCAAGCGATCCGGCAACTCTCAGGCCGGGCCGCGGAAGAAGGCGCGCAATGGGCGGAAGCGGCGGCCGGCCGGGGAAAGTGCCCACTCGGCTGCCATCCGCCAGGTCGCGCGTATGATTTCCGACCCTTGCCACGGGCCGCTCGTGAACTACTCCATTGATAACGGGGTGGTCGAGCGCGTCCGCGGCGGCGTTGGCATTATGCCTGGTGGCAGCGGTACTGATCAGGGATACGTTATCGTGTTCCCGTCGTACAGCTCCCACGAGGCTACGGCCGTCGCCGGCTACTCGTACAACATGATGGTGTACAACCCCGCAAGCACAACGCTGGTCGGACTCAACACGACCGCAACTCCGCTGGGCACGTCTACGTCCCTGTCGGGGTATGCGCGTATTGACCCGGCCGCTTCTGCGCTGTCGGGCACCACCTTCGCGTCCGCGAAGACCCTCGCGGCCTGCCTCACGGCACGCTATACGGGCACCGAGGACGCTAAGGCTGGCGAGTGGGCGATGATCTCCAACTTCAACGTCAATGACATGTTCGCCACGGTTGACACCGGTCTGCCGTCCGTGTCCGAAATTTTCGCGTTTGCGGGAACGACGATTCGGGTGGCCGATTCGGCTGACCTTATCTGGCGCCCCACCGCCGCTGCGAGCAAGCAGCGCTCCCCTCCCAACATCGTGCACGGCTTGCCGAACGCGTTGCAGGAAGTGGACGATACGGTGTGGACGCTAGGCACTGCCACCGTGGCACCTAGCAGGCTGACCTGCGCTGACCCCGAGAACTGCAACGGAATCGTGTTCGCATGGCGAGGCATCTCGTCGGCGAACTTCGTGCTCGACTACACTAAGATTGTCGAGTTCAAGGTTCGCTCGACGTCCGGCTTCATCGAGCGGGCACCCGCGCCTCCACCGAGTCGCAACTCCGTGCGTGCGGCGAGCCTCTCGTCCACGATCGTCACGACAGCCACGGCGGCGCTTGACAAGCACTCGCCGGGCTGGCAGACGTTTCTGGGACGGGGGATCGAATCCGGGTTAGCCTGGCTAGGCAACAAGGCCGAAGGCCTGCTCGAAGACGGCATCTCTGCCGTCGTCGACTCGTTTTCCTTCCTCGGCTTCTAAAGCTGGTGAGCAACACGATCGTTCTACGGACCCGAACACTAGGCGCCTGCAGCTTGGCAGCCGGGGCTAGGTTGAGGTCTGGGACGGTTGCGCTAAAGTATGATAATCACAAACAACAAACCGGGCGAGTCTAACGTGGCTCGCCTACCAAGAGC